GCGTGGGGTTGGGGTTCCTCGTTTAAGGATGGTTCTGAGGTTCCTTTGGAGGCTGTGTCGTTGGCGTTTTTGGGGGCTAAACGTGTTCGTCGTGGCCGTCGGGAGCGTAGTGGTAGGAAGCGGGTGTCTGTGGTATGAACTCGGATGAGTTGGCTCTGATTGAGGGCATGTACGATCGTATCCGAAGGTTGTCTTCGTGGCATTGTCGTATTGAGGGCTACTATGAGGGCTCTAATCGGGTGCGTGATTTGGGGGTGGCTATTCCTCCGGAGTTGCAGCGGGTGCAGACGGTGGTGTCGTGGCCTGGGATTGCTGTGGATGCTTTGGAGGAGCGTCTGGATTGGCTTGGCTGGACTAATGGTGACGGCTACGGCCTGGATGGTGTGTATGCTGCGAATCGGCTTGCTACGGCGTCGTGTGACGTGCATTTGGATGCGCTGATTTTTGGGTTGTCGTTTGTGGCTGTTATTCCCCAGGGGGATGGGTCGGTGTTGGTTCGTCCGCAGTCACCAAAGAATTGCACAGGCCGGTTTTCGGCTGACGGGTCTCGTTTGGATGCTGGCCTTGTGGTGCAGCAGACGTGTGATCCTGAGGTTGTTGAGGCGGAGTTGTTGCTTCCTGATGTGATTGTTCAGGTGGAGCGGCGGGGCTCGCGTGAATGGGTCGAGACGGGCCGTATACCGAATGTGCTTGGGGCGGTTCCGTTGGTGCCTATCGTGAATCGGCGTAGGACGTCGCGTATTGATGGGCGTTCGGAGATCACTCGGTCGATTAGGGCTTACACGGATGAAGCGGTTAGGACTTTGCTTGGGCAGTCTGTGAATCGTGACTTCTATGCGTATCCTCAGCGTTGGGTGACTGGCGTGTCGGCTGACGAGTTTTCGCAGCCTGGCTGGGTGTTGTCGATGGCTTCTGTGTGGGCTGTGGATAAGGATGATGATGGTGACACTCCGAATGTGGGGTCGTTTCCTGTGAATTCTCCTACACCGTATTCGGATCAGATGCGTTTGTTGGCGCAGTTGACGGCGGGTGAGGCTGCGGTGCCGGAACGCTATTTCGGGTTTATCACGTCTAACCCGCCTAGTGGGGAGGCTTTGGCTGCGGAGGAGTCTCGGCTTGTGAAGCGTGCCGAGCGGAGGCAGACGTCGTTTGGTCAGGGCTGGTTGTCGGTTGGTTTCTTGGCTGCTAAGGCGTTGGATTCGAGTGTTGATGAGGCCGCGTTTTTTGGTGATGTGGGTTTGAGGTGGCGTGATGCTTCGACGCCGACTCGGGCTGCTACGGCTGATGCTGTGACGAAGCTTGTGGGTGCCGGTATTTTGCCGGCCGATAGCCGTACTGTGTTGGAGATGTTGGGTTTGGATGATGTGCAGGTTGAGGCTGTGATGCGTCATCGTGCCGAGTCGTCGGATCCGTTGGCGGCACTGGCTGGCGCTATATCGCGTCAGACTAGCGAGGTTTGATAGGCGATGGCTTCGGGGGTTGCGTCGCGGATGGCTGCTGCCGGGTATCAGCGGCAGGCGGTCCGTTTTGCCGGGAAGTATGCGGGCTATTATGCTGAGCTTGGTCGTTTGTGGCATTCCGGGAAGATGACAGATGCGCAGTATGTGCGTTTGTGTGTGGAGTTGGAGCGTGCCGGCCATGACGGTTCCGCGGCGCTGGCGGGCAAGTTCGTGTCCGATTTTCGGAAGCTTAACGGTGTGGATCCTGGTTCGATCGTGTATGACGAGTTTGATGCTGCCGCCGCGTTGGCGAGGTCGTTTTCGACTATGAAGATGATGAATAGTGACCCGGATAGGGCGAAGGATACGATTGATGCTATGGCGGCGGGTGTTAATCGGGCTGTCATGAATGCTGGCCGTGACACGGTTGAGTGGTCTGCGGGTGCGCAGGGTAGGTCGTGGCGGCGGGTGACTGATGGTGATCCGTGCGCGTTTTGTGCCATGTTGGCTACGAGGTCGGATTATACGACTAAGGAGAGGGCGCTTACTACTGGTCATACGCGGCGTCATAAGCGTGCCGGTAAGCGTCCGTTTGGTTCGAAGTATCATGATCATTGTGGGTGTACGGTGGTTGAGGTTGTTGGCCCTTGGGAACCTAATAGGGCTGATGCCGCATATCAGAGGACGTATGAGAAGGCTCGTGAGTGGGTTGATGATCATGGGTTGCAGCAGTCGCCTGGCAATATTTTGAAGGCTATGCGTACTGTTGGCGACATGAGATGATGGTTTCCGGTTGTGTGCCGCCGGTTATCGGTGCACAGGGTTGTCTCCCGCACGGGGGTCAACAATGTTGTGTTGTTTTCCGCAAGGAGTATAGGTTAGGCTATGGCCGATCAGAGTGTTGAGGAACAGAATGTTGACAATGATGCTGTTGAGCCCGGAAAGGGTGGAGACATTGTTGATGTTGTGAAGGATGGGCAGGCTGCCGGCGATGATCATGCCGGTGATGTTTCCGTGAAGGAGGAGTCTTCTTCTGGCACGGATTGGAAGGCTGAGGCCCGTAAGTGGGAGTCTCGTGCTAAAAGTAATTTCGCCGAGTTGGAGAAGCTTCGCGCCTCGGATGGTGATGCGGGGTCTGTGATTGATGATCTTCGCCGCAAGAATGAGGAACTCGAAGACCGGATTAACGGGTTTGTTCTTGAGGGTGTGAAGCGTGAGGTGGCTGCCGAGTGTGGCCTGTCGGGTGATGCGGTTGCTTTCTTGCACGGTGGCGATCGTGAAGCGCTGGTGGAGTCTGCTAAGGCTTTGAAGGGTTTGATCGACCAGAGTAGTGGTGGCGCGGGTGTGCGCCGTCTTGCGGGGAGTGCCCCCGTTGATGATGTTAAACGACGTGAGGGTGTCGCGTTTGTGGATGCTCTTGTCAATAATTCTAGGAGATGATTTATAATGGCTGACGATTTTCTTTCTGCAGGGAAGCTTGAGCTTCCTGGTTCTATGATTGGTGCGGTTCGTGACCGTGCTATCGATTCTGGTGTTTTGGCGAAGCTGTCGCCGGAGCAGCCGACTATTTTCGGCCCGGTGAAGGGTGCCGTGTTTAGTGGTGTTCCTCGCGCCAAGATTGTTGGCGAGGGCGAGGTTAAGCCTTCCGCTTCGGTTGGTGTTTCGGCGTTTACTGCGCAGCCTATCAAGGTTGTGACTCAGCAGCGTGTAAGCGACGAGTTTATGTGGGCTGACGCCGATTACCGTCTGGGTGTGCTTCAGGATCTGATTTCGCCTGCTCTTGGTGCTTCGATTGGTCGCGCTGTGGATCTGATTGCTTTCCACGGTATTGATCCTGCCACTGGGAAGCCTGCCGCGGCTGTCAAGACTTCGCTGGATAAGACGAAGCATACGGTTGATGCCACCGATTCCGCTACGACCGATCTGGTTAAGGCTGTCGGCCTGATCGCTGGGGCTGGTTTGCAGGTTCCTAGCGGGGTTGCTTTGGATCCGGCGTTCTCGTTTGCTCTGTCTACTGAGGTGTATCCGAAGGGGTCTCCGCTTGCCGGTCAGCCGATGTATCCTGCCGCCGGTTTCGCTGGTTTGGATAATTGGCGTGGCCTGAATGTTGGTGCTTCTTCGACTGTTTCGGGTGCCCCGGAGATGTCGCCTGCCTCTGGTGTTAAGGCTATTGTGGGTGATTTCTCTCGTGTTCATTGGGGTTTCCAGCGTAACTTCCCGATCGAGCTGATCGAGTATGGTGACCCGGATCAGACTGGGCGTGATTTGAAGGGCCATAATGAGGTTATGGTTCGTGCCGAGGCTGTGCTGTATGTGGCTATCGAGTCGCTTGATTCGTTTGCTGTTGTGAAGGAGAAGGCTGCACCGACTCCTCCTCCGGCTGGTAACTGATATAAGATAAGCGAATGTGTACTGTGTGCAGGGGGTGGTGTTGATGGGTATTATTTTGAAGCCTGAGGATATTGAGCCTTTCGCCGATATTCCTCGGGAGAAGCTTGAGGCGATGATTGCTGATGTGGAGGCTGTGGCTGTCAGTGTCGCCCCCTGTATCGCTAAACCGGATTTCAAATA